GATCAAAAGCGAGAAATCGGGGCAAACATCCAATTACAAAGGTCTGATTCTTTGCCTGGTATTCCTGAAGTAAAAGGACATCCGGAAATAGCCGTCATTCCTTTATTTGGAGGCATGACCAAGCGTGGAGACCTATGCAGCTACGGAATGCAGGATATTTCCTACATGATTGAAAGGGTTAATAAATCCGAAAATCACAAGGCTTGGATTTTGTTAGCTGATACAGGAGGTGGCACTGTGGACGGAACACCAGAATTTGCAAATGATATAGCTAATTCTCAAAAGCCAAGCCTCACTTTCATTGATGGTTTGATGTGTTCTGCTGGAATTTGGGCAGGTTCAGCCACTAAATTCCGTATGGCAAATAAGTTGAATCACAATACCATTGGCAGCATCGGAACGCTTTACATGCACATCAACCAATCCGAATGGATAAAAGAAAATGTGGGGGAAGTCACCATTTTCCGAAGCACCAAATCAGAAGACAAAGCCCGCATCAATTCTATAGAGCCACTTACAGACGAGCAGAAAAGCAAAATCATTAAAGAGCTTGATGAAATCACAGTAGAATTTCACCAGGCAGTCAAAAATAATTTAGGCGATAGAGTTTCCGAAGACGCTCCCATCTGGACAGGCGAAACCTTCGATAATAAGCAAGCCAAAAAATACGGTCTAGTAGATGCAATTGGCACCTTCGAGGATGCCGTCAAAAAAACATTACAGCTCATAAAAGAGCATGAAAAAGAATTGAAAGCCAACAATGTAAATGGCTACAACTCAAATCATAATTCTAACTTAAATCAAAATCACATGAGTTTAATGGGTTTCTTAACCGGCAAAGAAAAAGCCGAGGACGGAAAAATTTCAATGACTATCGAAGAGGTAGAAAACTTGAAAAAAGAAGCCAGCCAAAGCGAAGCCGCTAAGGAAGCTTCAGATGCAAAGGTAACTGAATTGCAAAGTTCAGTTGAACAAAAAACTGCTAAAATCACAGAATTGGAAGCCTCCATTGCTGAGAAAGACAAGCAGATTGAAACGCTTACTGCAGACAAAGAAGCTGCAGAGAAAAAAGCTGAGGAATACGGTAAAACAGCGGGAGCCATCCACACCAATCCGAAAGCCGGTGCTGATACTCAGGATGAGGAAGAGGAAGAAGAATTCTTGACTCAGACTGATATTGAAACAAGAGAGTTTCAAAAGAAATCTAAAATGAACGCCAACTTTAAATTGAATTAATCATGCCAGTAACACAAAATTTACATGATGATATTTCCGCAATTCAGGGCTATTTAAGAAAATACGCTCCTGAATTGATTTCCCAGTTTTTAAACACTTTGGAAATTTTCAACGATCCTAGAATCCGTGTCATTAGAAATTTAAGAACAGAAATGGACTTAAATAAAATGACAGTGGAAGACGGTGTTCGTCCATTGAATACTTCCATTGAGAATGCCAAAGGCAAAAGAATCTGGACGAAGCGTAAGTTAACCCCTCACTACGGAATGAAAATCTTTGAGATGAAAATCCAAGATTTAAGAAAAACATTCATGAGTGAGCAGTTAGCACCAAATGCGGATCAAATCCCTTTTGCTGCTTGGGTTTGGATGCAAGAATTCAAAAAGCTGGCACAAGAAATCAATGATAACTTGTACTTAGCCAAATATCACGATGAGCCAGCAGAGTGGGACAACGCTGCTGCTTATGCAGTAGGTGATTTGGTTTACTACAAAGAGATCATTTATGAAGCAGTTGCCATCACTTCAGCGGGTGAATCTCCTGAATCTGCAGGTGCAAAATGGACTGATGTGGACAACAAAGTATTGTTTGATGGTCCTGGAACTGTATTAGCCAATGAGTTGGCAGCATCCAACGGATTTGATGCTATCGTAACCGGTTCTTATGATGACACCACAGCTTATGAAGCTTACAAAACGCAATGGGGAAATATTCCTGAAGCGCAAAAGAAAAATGGTGGCATGATTGCTTTTGCATCTCATGCATCTGTTGAAGATCTAGTTACCAACGTGAACAAAGAGTTCGGGTCTGGTAAAGGAATTGGCGGAGTAGATGTTCAGGAAGGCGAAGGTTTCTACCTGAAAAATACTAACCGTAGACTTTGGGTTCAGCCAGTAACTTGGATGAATGAAAGCAGACGTATCATGATGACTAAGCCAGGTAACTTAGTATTCGGTACTGATCAGGTTTCAGATATGGAAGCTGTTGGCAACATGGTGAAAACCCTTCATGGTTTCAAAGCCATTTCCAACTTCCAGTTGACCTTCAACTTCGCTGATTTAGAAGTACTATACGTGAACGATCAGGAATAAATAAAATTTTTAATCGCTCCCTATTCCCCCTTTGGGGGCTAGGGGGCCTTAATCTTAGAAAAGATGTCAGATAAAAAATTAGATGAAGTTTTAAAGGAAAACGAGAAACTTCAAAAAGAAAATAAAGAGCTAAAAGAGTCAGATGCTCAGCACAAAAAAACCATCAAAGAATTGATGGAAAAAGTGAAAGCTCAAGAGGAAAAGGAAGCGGTAAGCAAGCCCGAATTCACCGTGAAAGGGCAAAAGTACCGCTTAAATGTTACCGCATTGGTAATCAACAAAGAGCGCAAAGAAGCCAAGGAAATTTTGAACGATAAAAAACTTCAAGAACTTTTGGTTGAGAAAGAATCAGGTGCAATTTCTAAAGTGAAATAAGTTATGGCTTACGATTTCAAAAAATTAGCAAGGCAAACAAAGGACAATGCACCAGGTTTAACCACCCGTGCATGGATAGCACCTTTGAGAACTTTTACTGAGGTTGCTGCACCAGTGGATCCACCCGTTAATCCAGGAGATAAAGTACTTATTTCAGGTGATCATACATTTGATATTGCTGATGGCTTTATTCAAGTATATGCAACGCAGGATACAGCCAGTATTTCTTCTGAAATTACTGGAGAAATGGATTCACGTGGTTTGAATAAAACTGCGGAATTCTTCTATCCAGGTTTAAGTGCTGAGGCTTTGGAGTTTGCAGACGAAGCAAAGAATGATCTTTGGATTATTCTTTTCGAGAACCTGGACGGAACTATCCTGCAAATGGGTAGTGAAATGTTGCCTGCTGAAATTACGCATGCAGTAGCAACCGGAACACTTTCTTCTGATAAGAAAGGAATTACGTTTACCGTGAATAACTTCGGTAAATTGTACGTATATGAAGGAGTTGTGACTGAAAAACCAGTAGCATAATGAGCGATTCAAACAAAAATTTACCTAAATTGCGTGCTGAAGTAGCAGAAAAGTATGAATGTACTATTCAACCTACTCAGCTGCATAGAGTTAAATTGTCATATGGAAAGCGTGTAAGCGTTAATCTTCCGGCACTTAGCTTGAAAAAAGCAGATGAACTAGTAAAAGCGGGCTTTCCTTACCTAAAGGAAAAGTCCACTTCTTATTATTGTGTGAAGCCCCGGCAATGTCGGGGCTTTTTTTTAGCCCCCTAACCCCCAAAGGGGGAACACGCTACTAACCAATTTTATCAATATGACAATTACTAGCACTATCTTTTAGTAAATGTAAATCAATTAGAGTATAGCACTTTCCAATTCCCCCCTTGGGGGTTAGGGGGCTGGGCTGTTAATAATGTCTTCCGACACGCAATTGCGTTGCGCTAACTTCGAAAAATGAAGTTATCTGTAAAAGATTGGTTAGAAAGCGACCAGGATTATTGGACGGGTGCCAAACTCTACGAAAAGCTTGGGCATGATTCAGGATTAAAGACATTGCTCAGCTTTGGCGAATCTCAATTCACTAAAGATAAGCTGCTAAAAGCCCTTCAGGAATTACAATCTATAGTTGAAAATCCAAAAGATGAAGAGGAAGTCGGGAGATATAAAGGACTCCCAGAGAAATTATATAAGAAGGTAGTCAAGTTACTGAAAGAGCGGGACATGTTGCGTTCACAGCTTTGGCATTTACCAAGTAAATCTGACAGATACACAGTAGCCATTAAAATCAAAACCATTCAAAGGCGGATTCAAAACATCTACCGCACTAAGCAGGACAAAGAACACGTCAGAGAAGTCGATTATGAAATCAAAGGCAATGGATTAGAACTTGCCACTAAGCTCATGAGCAATAGAGCCTATTGCAGTCGCTACCAAAACAATAAAGGCAAAGCAGTAGAAGTCAACCGCAGGCTTCAAGAAAATAAAAAGATTGAGGAAATATTAAAATCATTCATTTATGGCGAATAAGCGTAAAGAGACACGCCCTGCAGTCAGGAAATTTACAGGAAGCACAACCGAAAAGCTGGAAATGTATCTCCGCCAAAAGCCTGGTATTGTCCTGACTGAAACCGAAGAGCATATTTTAGAACGCTATCACATGGCCATGTCTATCATGACTAAGGATAAAGAAGGCTATCCGAATACAGAGGCCGAAACTGCCAAAAAGCTTAAGGAGCATTTCGGCATTTCTTTGGTTACAGCCTATCATGATATTTCAGAAGCACAAAAGTTGTACGGCAATGCATTCACAGTTAAAAAGTCAGTCAAACAAAAAATGGCAATGGATATGGCCATAGAAGCCATCCGATGGGCATTGAAGGACAAAGATTTAGAGCAATACATCAAGGCTTTGAATACTTTCAATAAGATTATAGCCGAATTACCCGACACACCAGAGGAAAAACCACAGCAAATCACCAATGTATTAATCATCAATAGCGGTGAAGGCACCCGAAAAGCCGTGGACATGAATAAAATCCATGAGCTAAAGGAAGATGATTTCAATGCTATAGCCGATACCATCCACAAAGAAGGCTTGAATACCATCGATATAGAGGAAGTTTTAATGGAAGAAGAGGAAGAAGATGAAGCTGGTCAATAATATTAAGCTTAACAGAGCGCAGGAATTATTAGTGATTCACCTTAATAGGGTATTAGTAGCCATGAGTTTCTGGTCTCGTGGTACTGGAAAGTCCTTCATCATTGCATGGCTCATCAAAATGGTAGTCGAAACTATGCCACGTTCCAGCTGGACAATAGTCGGTGAAACATATAGGCAAATATTAACCAGAACATTGCCTTCTACAAAAAGAGCATTAGAATATTTTGGCTATCATGAAAATGTAGATTACTATATTAAGAAAAGACCACCCGCAAATTCAGGATTTGCAAAACCTTTCGAAGCACCTGGCACTTATGAGCATTATATGATTTTCCGCAATGGCTGTGGTTTCCATTTGGTTTCTTTAGATCCAAACGGTGGCTCATCTCGTGGTCTGAACATTGATGGCGTAATTGGAGATGAAGCCTTATTATTAAATAGGGAAAGATTGGGCGATAACGTGCTGGCAACCAATAGAGGAAATGACCAATTTTTCAAAAAGCTTCCTTATCATCATGGAGTATTCCTCTTTTCTTCCATGGCCTACGGATCACAGGGAAAATGGCTATTTGATTATGCTAAATATTATGAAAAGAAAGGCATCGATTATAAATCCATCAAAAAGAGACTGGTAAAAAATCAACTCAAATTCATCGACACCAAAATAGTAGAAGAAAGAAAAGAGCTTTGGAAAGAAATCATAGAGCTAAAAGCACAAATCAAATGGTTTGCTTCCAAATCCAAAGGAGGTATATTTTATAATGAGTTCGATATCTTCGACAATATTCAAAATGTCGGGCTTAAATACATCCAATCGCAAAGAAGGGATTTAACCGAATTCAAATTCTTAGTGGAAATCCTAAACTACTATCCGGAGCAAACAGACGAAGGATTTTACCCAGCCCTCAGCCGTGAAAAGCACACGTATAAAAACGCCAACAATAATACCTTTATGCAAGGTCATGATTGGGATTCATCAGTAGTGCAATCTTCCGATTCCCGCTGGGATTCAGATGTAGCACCATTGAAGCCACTCACCATTGCAGCGGATTGGGGAGCCAAAATTAATTGCGTTACAGTTTCTCAGTATGATGATATCAAAAATATCTTAAGATTTTTAAAATCTCTATATGTGAAGCATCCTAAAAACCTTGATGACTTAGCCCAAGACTTTTGCGACTATTACCGTCACCATCCAGAAAAGCATGTAAGATTTCTATATGACCATACAGGGAATAGCCGCGTAGCCAATTCAAAAGAAACCTATGCAGAGCAGTTCGCTAAGATTTTAGAAAAAAACGGCTGGACTGTAGAAATGGCGACCAAAGGTGCTGCAATGAGCCATCAGAATAAATACTTGCTTTGGAATAAGATACTTAAAAAGGAAGAACCCAATATGCCGGAGATTCAATTTAATTTGGATAACTGCAAAGATGCCCTAGTCAGCATGGAAAATGCACCAGTGAAGGAAGGAAAGACAGGAATCGAAAAAAATAAAAGCAGCGAAAAGAACGAGCTCATTCCGCAAGAAGAAGCCACACACTTTTCTGATACTTGTGATATGCACGTGGTTGATCTCTTCTCAGATAAGCTGGTAAACATGCCATCTTTCATAGATGTAATCTATTAGAAAAAATTTTATATAGATAATTGTTATACAAATAGTTAGTACAACAACTAAACCAAAAGCCGATAAACGTGTCAGAGTGTGCCATGACCATGTTCTGTGGAATAATAGCAATTGCGTTCCATTTTGTAGCATATACGAATGAGGAAATATTTTTATTAAAAATTGTCTTCCGAATCGTGATCAATCAATAGTTAATTGCTTGCATGTTAACAATGCAAATGGATGAAGCTTTAGATGTCATTGATTCAGGCCAGAAGTTTTCTGCTACCTTCTGCACTGCAGATGAGAACCGGAATACTGGTGGTGAAATCATTCACTATGATGACATCAGATGTGATGGACACCATTACCCTGATCCAATCAGGAAGTTTATCCTACCTAACAAGCGCACAATTACCGTGCACTTATTCCTTATTAAAGATATAAATGGTCATAGATTGATATGAGTATAGTTATTAATGATACTGCAAACGTTAGTTATTCTTCTGAACTAGAGTCTATAGTTAGAACTAAAGATGAAAGACCTACTCATTTAAAGGTTAGTAAAGATGTGACCGATAAGATGGGTAAGGTAATACCATGGGGTATTGATAACCTATTCCCACAGCGAGCACTCAAAGAAGGTAGAGCCAATGGAATCATTGCGACTACCATTGATAAGCAGAGCCGAATAGCCTATGACCAGGGTATTGAGTATGGTATATATCAAGAGACTGCTAAAGGGGTAGAGTTTAAACCCTGCTATGATCCAATGGTAGAGAAATGGTTAAGAGCAAATAGAGTATCTACTAACCTAATTAAAGCTTATAGAGACATATACTGGTTCTTTAATGCATTCCCGGAGCTGGTATTATCTGTTGATAGAAAAACTATCAAATCAATTGAGTTCAAGAAAGCCCCTCAATGTAGGTGGTCTGAACAGGATAGTCAAGGGATTGTCCGTAAATGCTACATATCAGCTGAGTGGGAAAATGCATTCAATGAGCAACACAAATCAGTGATTGCTGTAGATGCAATGAATCCTTATGATACTAAGGAGGATATATTAACTCAAAAGCCTTATAAATATATCTACCCCCTATCATACCCAACTGAGTTAGAGAATTTCTACGCTTTAGCTGACTGGGAAAGTGTCCGTAAATCTGGTTGGTTAGAAGTGGCTACTGCTATTCCTGCATTTAAGAAAGCACTATTTAAGAACCAAATCACCATGAAATACATGATTGAGGTAGCTTCTGCATGGTGGGAGTGGAAATACCCAGGTTTCAACAAATTAGCGGGTAAAGATAAGATTAAGATTCAAAAGAAGGAGTTAGAGCGTTTTGAAAAGTTTATGAAGGGCAATGAAAATGCTGGTAACTCTCTAATGATCACTAAATTTTCAGATCCTCAATTTCAAAAGGAATATCCGGGCTGGACTATTACTGCAATCGATAATAAGCTTAAATCAGGAATTCATATCGAAGATTCCAATGAAGCAAGCTCTCATTTGATGTATGCTTTAGGAATGGATCCAACCATAATTGGTCAGCAACCAGGGAGCAAAGGAACAGGTGGAAGTGGATCAGATAAGAGAGTGGCTTATAATATTTATAAAAATATTATCAAACCACATCAAGATATAGTCCTAAGCCCTTATCAATACGCATTTGAATACAACAAATTTGGTAGAGATGGTCAAATCTACACTATCCGTTCCAAGCGACCACCAGCTGAGGAAGAAAAGCCTTCCAAAGCACCTACAGTAGAAGAAAATAGAGAATCAGACCCATTAGAGGAAAATCAGCAGCAAGCATCATGAAATTAGTAACCGAAAATATAGATTTTAAAGATTATGTAAGTTTAACCGCTGCTTTCAGCTTCAAAAAAGTAAAGCCTGAACTCACTATTCAAGAAAACAGCCTCAAAATTGATATTTTAGGGCAAACCTATTACGATTATCTGACAACTGATCCTAACCCAGCATTACCAGCTGAGCAGGAAGAAAAAAGACAGGAAATTATTGATAAATGCAGGACTATCATTATCAATAAAGCTTTTGGAAATGCACTAGACATCATTCAAGTATCAATCAGCGATACAGGCGTTCAGCGTAATGAAGATTCTGCTAAGAAATCAGCTTATCGCTATCAAAAGGAAGAAGCCCGTCAATACCTCTTAAAAAATGCACTAATCGCAACTGATCAGCTTTTAGTGATGCTTTCAGGTGAAAACAATTGGGATGATACCATAATTAAGAGCTACAGCTTATTAATTTCAGGGTTCAAACAATTTGACGATTTAGCCTCTATATCTGGAAGTCCACTCACATTTCAGGCATTAAGACAATACCTCGATTATATCGAAAATACAACTATTGTCGATGAAGTAGGATTTGAGTTCTTAGAAAATATAGCCACAAAAGAAGAGCCAAATTCAGACGAAAAAACCGTTTTAAAATACCTAAGAGTTGCGCTGGCAAACTTGACCTTAGCAGAAGCCATGAAGCATCTTCCTATTATAATTGAGAATGATGCAATTTCAGTAGTCAGCAAATCAGCTGAAGGTGAAACTAAAACACCTGTTAATCCTGACTTATTTAGGATGAAGCATAGCAGCCTTTTAGCAATAGGCAATAACTCATTGCAACGAGCAAAGCGATATTTAGACAGCAATGCAAAAGAAACATTATTTCCAATTTACTACGAATCCGACTATTATACGCCAATAGGCGGAGATTCTAGCCATGAGCAAAACGAAGATTCAAATATTTACTTAGGATAACCAAAACCCGAAATCAATGACTACAAATGATTGGATAGCATTATTAAAAATAATATTTAGTTCTGCTGGAACAATAGGATTAGCAAAATTCCTATGGAATAAATACGATCAATACAAAATAAATGAAAAAAGAGGCTCTGATCGAAAACATACAGTTAACAGCTTTAAAAATGTAGAGCAAATCTATAATAATGTGATTCATATTGGACAGGATTATAATTGTAGCTATGTACATATAACCGCCATTCATGATAGCGGAAAAGCAATGAATGAGATTAATGACAAGAAAATAACTATAAAATCTGAATATAGAAAAGACTCAATAATCCCTAAAATAAAGCATGAATGGAAAAACAGGGAGATTGATTTTGATTGGTTTCCATTAATAAATAAAGTGCTTGATGAAGACTTTGTACATATAGATGATGTAACCAAGACTTTTGATAAAAATAATGGTCTAAGGTTAATGTACAACACTGGTTATGGCGTTGAGTTTTTTATTTCAAAAATAGATTGGGTGGGTGATACCTTGGTTTTGTTAATAATCCAAAGAGAGCACCAATCGAGAGTATTGACAACAAAGGAAAAAGCATTTTTAAACTATAAATCTAAAGAATTAATCAATCTATTCTCTAATGCAAAATATTTTTTAGAAGGTAAAAATTAAGACTATGTATCAATTTGGAAGCACCTCAATAAAAAAGCTATCAACTTGCAGAGAAGAAATTCAGCAAGCAATGAAATTAGCTATTCAAAGAAGCCCTGTAGATTTCGGCATATCTCAAGGGCACAGATCAGTTGAAGAACAGCAAGAATTATACGCACAAGGCAGAACAAAACCCGGTCATATCATTACTTATGTTGATGGAGTTAATAAGAAAAGTGAACACAATAAAAAGCCATCCAATGCAGTCGATATTTATGGCTGGGTAAACCGTCAAACCACATGGGATAAAGACCACTTAATATTAATTGCAGGAGTAATCCTTTCATGTGCTGATGAATTAGGTATTATCTTAAGATGGGGCGGTAATTGGGACGGAGATGGCGAAATTATAAGTGATCAGAATTTCATGGATTTACCTCATTTCGAATTTGAAGGCTATAAAAGATGAAATTTATAAAATGGTTTTCAGCTTCCTTAGAAGGAGCAGATGGCAATCTTTCAAGTAAAAAAGCAAGCATTTTAGCATGTTTAACATTTTTACTTTTCATGATACTTTTTACAGCATCAGTTAAAAAAGAGCACCCAACCGCCAATCAGGTTTTTCCTGACATTGCTTGGATAGTCGTAGCAGGCGGAGCAGTAGGATTTTCTACTAATCAGGTAGTACAATCTATAAAGCAAAATAATAGCCAAAAAACAGACAATAGATATTCAGAAATGAAACCACCTGAACAAATTCACAAATACTAATTAAATGAACGCTAAAGACCTCCTATATATCGTAATAATCATAGTCATCATGACGTTCTTCCTAAACGATTGCAGTCGTGATGCACTGATTGAGCGTGAAACAATCACGATTTCAGATACTTTATACACTTATGAAAGAGATACAATCTTAATACCATTTCCATTAAATGACACGATTTACCAACCAAAATATATAACCGTTGAAAAACCTCTCAAAAATAGAAATGATAGCCTACGCCATTATACTGGCATTTACAATATGGATTTTGGAAATATTATCTGGTCGGCAGATGTAAGTGGATTTTTAGAGCAAATATCCTTCTCAGGAGATGTCCAAATCCCACAAATCAATAATACCAAAATCGGCACCGTCACCAAAACAATAGAGATCACCAAACTACCCAGATGGAATCTTTATGGTGGTTTACAAGGCTCAGCATCTCCCAATTATTTTGAAGTTGGGCCATCCATAAACCTAAGACTAGGAAAACTACAATATGGCTACAGTTATGGCTTGCTAAATAAGACACATTCAGTAAATATTCAAACTAAAATATTTTAAAAAAACTTTAAAATTTTCTTGCTAAAAGTTGGAAAGTATAAGTATTTATACTACCTTAGTGATATGATAAAGAGGGATATTCCTCAACAAACTTAAAAACTTTTGCAAGATGAAAAATCAAAGATTAGTACTTCCATTATCAATTAGTAACAAAGCTTATTTAATAGAAGCTGAAATTAGATTAGTCAGAAATAAAAAAAATCAAAATTTCGGAAAGGTTAAAATTTACACAGATATGCAATATAACCCTCTGGTTGAGCATGAAGATTTTAAAGATTATATGTCTTTTGAAGAGGCTAAAGATTTACTAAAAAAATTAGGCTTTATTGAAGTTTCAGAAGGTTTTAATCAGAATCATATAGAATCAATCAGAACAATTAAATCTCATTTATCGCCTGATTGGATTGAAAATTACAATTTATGGTTAAACTACCAAGGATAAAATATTTTTAAACTTAAAAACTTTTGCAAGATGAGTACTACACAAAACACATTTTACATTGCAGGTTACACAAACGGAAACCAAATAGGAACAGTTGACTCAGATGGAAAATTAAATTACTCTGATAATTTAGATTTCGATAGCATGATGCACTTTGAGACACAAGAAGAAGCTGAAGAATATGCTAACAAAATTTATTTAGAAGAGAAAAAAGAATTGCACCCCGATTTCAAATATCAAGTAGAGGAATGGGACGCAGATTATTATTCAAATTAATTTTAAAACTAAAAAAACTTTTGCAAGATGAATACTTTAAAATTAGAAATCAGAGAGGTAAAAACATTTAGAGAACTATTAGCTGAACTAGGTCCTGACGAACAAGGTTCAGGATCTTTAGAAGGAACTGTCATTTTTCAAGGAAAAGAATTAATGGTAAGAAAACATTGGAGTTATGAAGGTGGTTATCCTGCTATGGTTGTCGAAAATGGTAAAATAGTAGATGAAATTGAATTAGTTTCTGATGGGAACTGGTGGGATTGGAAAGTTGACGGAGTTCAGCAGTATGATCATAATGTAGAGAAAGAAGGTTGGGAGTTATTAGATTCTAATCTAATTATAAAAAAATAACACCCGTTGTTTCCCGCAAAAGTTCAGCGGGATGTTTAGCCCCGAAGGCCTCTTTATAATGCACACTTTCGGGGTATTTTTATTTTATATTAAAACAATATGACCTACGAAGAAATAATCAGACAAAAAATAGGAGAATTTATTACCATAGCAATGAAAGAGCGAGAAATTGGACTCAATAAATTGCAAGAATTATCAGGTGTAAATCGCACTATTATATATAAAATAAAACGTGGTGAAAATTACGAAATCAACAGTCTTATTAAAATTATGAGAATTCTAAACATCCATTTAGAATTTCAATTATTGGATGCTGACAATAATATTTTTGGCAATCAAAACCCCAATTAATATGCAAACCTCCATATTCAAAGAAAAACAAGCCATATCCTCCAATTTCCGATTTAAAAAATCAGAACTAGGCTACTTCAAAGAAAAGGATGCAGACCAAGCAACCGCAAATTTTGATAAAAACTGCAGAATTTTAGGCTTAACAAACGGCACATTTTCATTAATTGATTTAATTCATTCAATTCTCAAAAAAACAGGCAAGGCAAATGTAGTCATAGCCACATGGTCAGCTGGAATAAAAGACGTTCACCAAGTAAAATGGATGATAGATTCAGACTTAATCAATGATTTCAAGATTCTGACCGACCATAGTTACAAAACCAGACAACAAAAATACGCTGCATCAATAGAAGAACTTTTCGGGCTTGAAAATATTCGTACCTCAGAAATGCATGCTAAATTTGTATTGATTTATAATGATTCTTACCAAGTAGCAATTAGAAGCTCAATGAATCTGAATGCAAATAAAACTTGCGAACTATTTGAAATTGACGAAGGAAACGAAATTTTTGAATTCCTTCAAAAATATGTTGAATTTACATTTGAAAATATGGAATTCGGCTTTGTGGAAAGCTCAAGCAAAGTAAATAAATGTGTAAAATCATTCTTCGAAGCCAATACAGAAGAAAATTTCCAACCAGCTAAACATTGGAGCGAATTATGAAACTATCAGAAGAAGATAAAGAAAAGCTAATTGATTTCGGAGCATTAGGCTACGATAACGAACGAATTTCAATATTGCTCGACATACCTGAGCAAAAAATTATAGAAGAATTCAATAACTCTGAATCCGATATAAGTAAATCCTATAAGAAAGGCATTTACATTTCAGAATATAAAATTGACATGAAACTTTTCGAAATGGCAACCAAAGGAGACATTAAAGCCCTTGAAAAATACGAAAAGCGCAAAGACAAATTCAACAAAAAATCCCCCATAGCTTAATATAGCCCCCTAACCCCCAAAGGGGAAACACGCACGGAACTAATTTCTGTGCTTTACTCCCCCTTTGGGGGTTGGGGGGCTGGCCTTAAAAATTGTCTTCCAAAATCCCCTTCCCATTCCTCATTTTTGATACATGGGAAATTTGGAGCTAAAAATACCTTACACACTATGGCCTTTCAAACCAATCTGGCTTAAAAAGAAGTCAGAAGGCATCAAAACTAAAAAAATTCATTATCCTGAACGCTGGGACGAACTTACACCCAAGCAATTTTTAAGGATTCATCAAATATTATACATGATCAAAGGCGAACACATCCAGCGAGCCATGATCACCATGTATTTAAGCAATACAAGCCTATTGCTTTGGCTTCGAATGCACCTCATTCAGCGGGTACAGCTCCAATGGTTGTTTGATTGGATAGCCTCTGAAAAATCAGTCATTACCCGCAATTTCTTCCCGAAAATCAGAGTGAAAAGTAAAACCTATTACGGGCCTTCCGATGCCATGGGCAATGTCAATGCGGCTGAGTTCTCAGAAGCCGATTATCACTTCCTAAACTACTACAAAAGCAAAAAGGAAGAAGATTTAGACCTTCTAATCGCTTGCTTATACAGAAAAAAGGATCCTGATAAAAAAATCAATTCAGCCGGATACGATGGGGATATAAGAGAGTCTTTTAATACCCATTTAGTCGAAAAAAGAGCCAAAACCATTTCAAAACTCAATAAATGGAAGAAAATGGCGATTTACACCTTCTATCGTGGATGCAGAAAGGAAATTGAAGAGACCTACGACCGTGTATTCACCAAAAAAACCGCCCAATCAGTTGAAAATTACGGATGGCCAGAAACTTTCATGAGAATGACAGGTGACCGATTCGGTAAAATCAAAGAAGTAATGGAAAACGACATGCACGAGATTTTCTTGAGCATGCAAATTGACCTGAAGGATCAGGAAGAGTGGAAACGTCAAAATAAGCAGAAATGAAGCTAATTGAATCACATAGCACCTACACCACCGCTTTCCGCAATTTGGCTATTGCTCATAAAGAAATATTACACGACCCGGACAGCGATAAAACCAATTTTGCCAGAATTGTCCTTAATCGTGATCCTTATTTAAACAGCCATGCTGAAATAAGGGAATTTCTGACCGCTATCGAAAGCACTTTAGCCACTCCATTTATGCTTTTGCAATCTTACGTGGTCGATTATGTAGCCAAAAACCGTGATAACAAGCGAAAAGTAATGCAAGGTGCTTTCATTATTATGGATAAGGTAGAAGAAGACAATTTTAATAACCAGGAAGAAGTATTTGACAAAACAGAGCGCATAGGGGAAGAATTGCTCGGATGGCTCGATAATTATTATTTAGAAAATATGGGCGATGGTATTTTAGAACACTCAGCCAATGAAAATGAAAAAATTGGTAAAATATTAGATGGATATTATGGCACTCGCTTTCATGTAGCCATCAATATTTCAGCTGAATCCAAATTAGCGTTCAAACCAGAACAATTTAACGAGATTATATAATGGCAGTATATAAGAACATCCTAAACGGTGATGGTGGTAATTTCGAAACACAGCCTCCTTATGGAATTAGAACATCTGGTGTATTTCAGGAAGGCGCAAGCGTTACTTATAAAACAGAAGGAAATCAATCATTAAGACTCTTTAATGAAGGAATTGCCTCTGGATCCCCAATTCCTAATGGGCAAGGAAGATATATTAATCTTACTACTTATGGCTTTAAATGTGACCCTCCTGAAACGGCAAAATTCAACCACGTAAAGTTTAAAATAGGTATTCAGTTTCAAGCAGCTGTAAATCTTGATAAATGGAAATTATTTGCACAAAGA